GCCCCTTAGGGCTCAAATCCTACATAATTTTTATGTAGGTCCACGTCTAAGTATACATCTTGTATATTCCTTTACTGGAGACAAACATTCCTTCTTTAGGATTGGTGGCGACCTGTTAGACCGCTCAACCCCAAACCTCATAAACCTAATGAAAAAGACTACTACCAATAAATATAGAATCAACCTCAAACAAATGAGGATAAACGCTACGTTAAGGGTGTTAGAATTAACGATTAGGATTATCAGGTGGATTCCCCGAAATTTTATTTTCGAGGAGTTACGTTCTGAAATGTTTGTACCTTTAATTGAACATCTTAAGCGAGTCGTTCAGACTCGAGGCGTTGTAGGTTTCATGACATCTGTCAAGGAAATACGTAGCGCTTATTTATCAGCCCTAGCGGGCGAAATACATAAAAAGAGTTCATATAAAGTTAGATGTACGTTTGATTGCTTACCTAAAGTTCTAGGGTCTGACTTGATCAATGAGATTCGTAAATCGTTAATTCCAGGTAACCATAAGTGTTATCTGCAAATTACTAATACGATCTTATTTTGTTCAAGAGCCCTCAGCTTTGGTGTTGATGCAGACATTGAACCTATTGTAGCTCCGAAGTTGTTCGGACCTAATAGATGTATCAAGTATGCTCGACACTTTTGGCGTGAACTTGGGTATCGCAATTCTTCGTTTGTTCCAAATGCTTTACAATTTAAAGATTTTCACTTTACTACCAAAACGGGTCCGAATGGACACGCTATGTGGTCCGCTCTTTCAGACTTTTGTTCATTAGAACCAAGTTTAAAAGGGCATCTTAAAGTTGTTGGAGGGAAGAAATTCTCCAATTACTTAGATAGACTACAAATTTTGGAACCTTATTTACATAATATCTTTCCTATGGAAGGAAGACAGCTGAGACGTATTGCTGTTTTTCCGGACAAAGAATTGAAAGTAAGAGTTGTAGGAATACTTGACTATTTCAGTCAAAGTGTTCTCAAACCTTTACATCATTATTTATTTAAGGTGTTAAAGAAAATTCCTCAAGATTGTACATTTTCCCAAGACTCTTTCATTGATAAAACTAAAGATTGGCCTATTTACGTATCTGCTGATTTAACTGCAGCTACGGATAGGTTCAATATTAATATTATCATGGAATTGCTATCAGCTCA